CCAATTTCAGTTCATGTGATAGAACAAAGTTAAATACTGAGATATACTCCTACAGTGAGTCACAATTTCAGTTCATGTGATAGAACTCGGTTAAGATTGCGGGTTATTATGCTATCGATACCATTCGGGGTGCTCCGATATAGTAAAGATACATAAAGTCTTCGCCCGCTGAAGTGAGTTCAACATTGCCGGACGTGTTGACCTCAATAACTGCTTGATAAGTCTCTGTTGCAGTTTCGGTTTCCTCACAGGCTACTAAAAACCTTAAAGCCTTGTACCAAGGAAAATTGACATTCGCAATGGCAACGCCCCGTGGAAACACTTCACAGGGTACCGGCAACGACAATAAATTCCCATAAGTTGGCGGGGGAACATTCCCACCAAAATTTGGTCCTGCGCCACCACCTCCTGTGCGAGCTATAGCCCCCGACAAAGGGCCTAAAAATCTCTTGCTCAAACTTCCACGCCAACCCACGTATCCGCTGGCCCAATATTGAAAAGGTCCCTGGTACGAATATATAGTGCCGCCTCGTATAGTGTTACCCGGATAGACATTTGGGTTAATTCTTATATACCCAGTTCCGCCAGGATCACGATTTATGAACGTAGTGGCGACAAACCGTTTGAGCAGATAGCGCACGCTTAAAATGGGGTCGTCATGGAATATCTTGGTGTGTTGAGGCATAGCGTAATTTGTGACCATGGTGGTGACGCACTCTCCTTCCGGGGCGCTATCGCAAACCTCCACACTATTTTGGGGATCATCACCAGCTTCCAGAGTGGGCCGATATTGTGTGTACCTCCCAACGGGCTGCCATGCTTCAAAATCATCGCCCCCAGCTATTGATACAAGAATTGTAGCCGGGGAGACTGTTGATGACGAGCTTATAAGTTCATTCATGACATAAATCCTGAGGATGCCGTTGGCTTGCGTATTGGTAAGAGTGGGCCCACCGGTATAAAAATCAGCCGACGAGTCCAAATATGGCCGATATGACATGTATGGAAATTCAATGGTGAGATCACGTTCTTTTGACAAGTCCATATTAATGACGCGCACTTTGCTCTGGTCCGCCACGTCCAACAGACCGGTGGTACCTGCGTCGGCATCGTAGATAAAGCGAAGCATTCCGGTGTGGACCGCAGAAGCAACTACCTGAAAACGCATCTTAATCGTGCCTCGCCACTTTTGGAAAGGATATGTACCAAAAGCCAAGGATGTTGGCAGAACCACCCCAGGAACATTACCGGCGGAAGCGTACATTGGGCTGATGAAAAAACTAGCCAGTAAACTGCCTCGTGTGTTGAGTTCAGACCACGAAAACAGATTGAAAAAGGATTCACGGGATCTAATGTAATGCAAAGACATTTCATCCGTACCATCCAATCCAGCCACTCGTGAATCTACAACGGTGGTGCATTTGGGATTGTAAGCAAGTGCTGTGCTATCTCCTTGCCCGACACTATGGGCCAACGGAGAGCCAGTAGACTGCCAATATCTGGCTGCGGCCCCTACAGATTCTGGCCTAGAAAACCCGTAATACAATGCAAGGCTCGCAGCATTTCTGGCGAAAGTCGATGCTGCAGTGGCGTATGGCCCTATCGCTGGCAAACTTGTCAATGCAGACGAAATCCTTTCGATCGTTTTAAGTTTCGCGGATAGCTTTGTTTGCTCCGCTTCATCTGCATCGCCACTCTCCATGACTGGTCTCGTTGATGGTCCAGCCAGTACTAAATCAGGCATCCAAGCGTATATGGTAATCGTAGCCTTTGGTGGGGTATCTCGGACTGTTCGCAGTCCTCCCACTGAGGATATGAATATCTTCCCAATAGAATCTGTTGACGTTGGTTGCAGAGGGCTCAAATCTTGGGGGAAGAAGAATGGCAGTTTCATCTCCCCCCCTGTGTTCGTCGTCGGGTTCAACCATAAGTGCTGTCGTTGGGACATTTGGCCCCACCTCACAAGATTTTCTATGTCATCAGTCGAAATACGGTTTAAACGAGTAGCAACTGGGAAGGGGTCATAGGCAATCAAAGCCCTTCCATAAACGAACTGTTGTCCTGTAATGACGACTTTCAAGTGCAGTGTACCGCGGAACCAAGCGTAGCCAGCCAATTTCTCCTTGACGGAATTCGTGCTCAAGTACAGCGTCCAAGGATTGAAATTGTCGTCAAGTTGCGTATTGTCCCAAACGTAATCTGCGATTTGGATAGGTCTTTGGAACCAATCGCTTAACTGCATTGATGGCACAACGGACGTGTCGCGGGACATGTCTTGCCCTGCATGATCGTCGCTAATATGATCTGGCCGGTCTATGCGGAACATCGTCTGACCTATGGTCTCCATGGTGTTTGTTGTTTGTGTGTTGTTTGATGTGGCAGGCCTACTATGATGTGACATCTCCAAAATGGCCTCGTATGGAGATGCATCTGATGGATCTAGGACGCTGACCCTAACGCTAAATAGCGAAGACTCCAGGGGAGCCGCGTCGTCGAAGCAAGGCTGACAGGGCAAGTCAATCCGTAAATGCCCCCGTAAATCTCGAGCTTCTACCGATGGCGTATATTCGACCACCATCTCATCATGCAAGGACAATCTTTTAATCGCACGTTCTGCATATGTCATCTGCCAGTCAACCGTGGCGTCTAGCTGGTATCTCACCAGTATCGCGCCTAGCTTGCAGCGGAAGTCATCGTAGAATTCCTCGCCTCGTGCGAAAGCCTCATACAACACCGAGCCTGATGCGGCAACAGTGTGCTCCTCGGGGGATATGTCGGAGTGGCGTACCAACAATCCCTTGAACAATGACTCATCTTGAAGAGCTCCGAGGTATCTCTTCAAGGCAGGATGCCACACGGAATTGCGTGATAGAAAGTCAACATCTCTCATGCGTATCCGTCCAGCAGCATCTTCCAACTTGGCGTTCTTTTGAATTGGGGTAATCTCCATCCCCATGTTCTGGAATGCCTGTGCCATGGTTTGCAATGTCACGCGCTCATCTGAACAACGAAGAAAGGCATCATCTCCGTAGGTCATAATTTTGCAAAACTTGGCAAAGTCACGCCGTCCTGTAACAAGGAAGACAGCGCAATACGACCGAAACATGTTGTCAATGCAGTTGAACGCCGTAGTGACTCCAATGCCAGAGGGGTTTGAGTTGCGTAAGCGGACCACCACACCATCAAAGAGTGATGTTGGAAAAATCCACTGCGACAACCCTCTCTTGACATGTTCGATCCACCCGGGCTCTGCTCCTTTCCTTTCCATGAGCATGCAAACGAACTTAACGACCTCGCTCTTCATCGCGGGACTAACATGCTGATCGAACTTCTTATAATCATATTGTATGATGTCCTCTTTGCCGGTGTCAAACTCAGTGATCATATCATGCCAGCGTAAACCTTGACAATCCATACCAATCGCAACACCTAAGCTCAAATTGTAGCGGGCCATATGTGAACACAGCCATCCCAAATGCTTGCGAATCCATAGCGTCAACGCCAGCGAACTTGCTTGAAACAATCGGGCTTTCTTCTTCTGCCCGGTTAAAACTGGCTCATCTTTCAGAGTGGCTTTGAAAATCTGGACCTCGACATCACCGTCATCAATCGATTTCTCGAATCTCTCCAAGGCCAACCAAGCACTCGCATGCAACTCGTACGGTGGTTTGTTGCTTGGGCTCATTTTCCGTTTCTCCATGTTATACGGATGGCCTGCTGAAGATTTCATGTTCAGCGGATTTACGCTCTTGTCGTTCAGCCCATTTCGAATCTCGTACTGCGTCAGAGGCCGTACATCACGCAGATCAGCAGCGAACGTTGTCAACAGCATCTCGCGGATATCAGGCACGACCTCCATCACGTAATGGGCGCCACGATGCGTTATCTGTTCCAGCCCGACGGTGTAAGGCCAATTGGGCGTGCCATCCTCGAAATGCCGGAAAGGCGGGGGTCCGAACATCTTGTGCCGCAAACCAAAGGCTTCTTCCACGTCAATCGCTACCAATGATGGCTGTACTTTCGACACGGGAGTTGATCTTGCATGCCAATGACCCAGAACATCAGCTTCATCTGGGTTCTCGACGAAATTCAAACTGTGCCTTGGGTGAATGCTGCCTTTTTCAACCTGGGGCAATCCTTCAACTGTGCGCATCTCGAGGTGCATTTTCGGAGCCACGACTTCGTGCTTCCGCTCAAAAGTTTTTTGAGCACGCATAAATTCGCTTTCCGTAATTGTCTCGAGGCCGCACTTGTCATAGGCACGCCCTGCGACCAATTTCATCACGTGGACTCCAACCAACATCTTTTCTTTCCCAGCAAAGCTCACGACAGGACTTCCACAGCTACCACACTCAGTAGTGCCTGCTTTAATATCGTAGACTTGCCGCCGGGATTTGACAGTGGCTCCTGGCCAGTTGTATTCGGGTGGCTTGTCAATTAACACATTGACCGCTTCAACACGTAAATTATGGTCTTCTAGCTTTTCGCCCTTCTTCAACAACAACCGGCAAAACCGCGTTCCTCGTGGTTCAGCACGCGGCAACAAATGCGAAACGTCTTTGACCAAGCCCAAATCAGGCAAATTCAGCAGCAACAAATCCTTGACACCAATAGGACTAATGGCGTCTTTATGTAATTGTGTTATAGGTCGTTGCTTGCTCCCGTGCCGCCATGCCTGAATATCATACACATCATGCTCGCCCTGGACGGAGAACACGTGGCGTGGACACAACCATACTGTCCCTTTAATACCAACAATGGATACAGTTTTCCGTCCTTTGGGCCCTGTGACGCAAATGGAACCCATATTGTGCGACAACACATGCGCTGCTTGCTGCTGCGTCATAGTCGCCGCCTTCGGATTCGGGGGTTGCTCGTGATCCTCTGGCACGTACGAGTAAGGAGCATCGGGTTGGGCCTGAGTCTCTGGGTAATATCGACGGCGCAAACGCATTAATGAAGTGGCCAAGAATGCAAATCCAATAATAGGAACTAGAACATCGGCTGCATCCCCAGTAAACGGCTTGAGAGCTTCCCATAATGGCTTGTTGCTGCGGTGTAGGCGGCTAGTGGTGGCCTGCTTGGCTAACTGATAGTAACTCACTATCCAGCTGCCCAACATCAATATCGCAAACCACCAGCTCAAAGGTGCTAGAGAACATGCTAGCACTGCGCCAGCCAAGAACGTAGGATGCCCATATCCGCGCAACAACCAGCGGCACCGATTGGCAGTATTCCAACGAGTAACGTAACCCGACAATCGATAAGTCAACACAGATGAGAATAAATCCCCTATCTTACCGTCAACTATCAAATGCTTGTCGAGTCCATGTGGGAACCGATGGATATTGTCTGCATAGCGGTATGGAAGCACGTGGCACTGCGCACGAAACCACATGTAGGCATAGAGCATCCAAAAATGCACGTCGCGAGCCAGTTTTATCATCATTAAATCGAATTTCTGTCTCAGGCTTTCCTCTTTCGCGACTTCACCTTCGGCTTCTTCTTCCTCTCCTCCTTCTAACTGCATTTCTTCATTGACTTCCGATTCTTCAATCAACCGCAACAAGTTTTCGGGAAGCGATATAAGTTCAACACCGCTCTCATCATCATCTTCTGTTTCCATCTCTAGCTTCACTGGTCCTATCGAAGGCTCGTAAATCGTTTCTTCTTCATATGAACTATCATCCTCGACAGGGCGTGAAACACCATACTTTTCGGCAAGGCTTGTGGCAACAGTTGACTCCGACGAATAAACCATTGGGGGCGGTGGCTTGGGGTAATCACACACGCAAGTAGCAGTGGGCCTATTACATACAGAACACCAGCCAAAATTGTCTTCATTCTGTTGTTTATTTGCTACTTCTATCTCTCTCCGACGATGAATTGCAGAATCCTCTTTCATGAAAGTCAAAAAGGTGTTCAAATCAATGCATTTCAACGTGGCTCCTGTGGGCGTGATATTAAGGTAAGCAGCATGCTTCTTGACGGCACTGTATGGCTGCGCATCGGTGTAACCCAAGCCAAACATCCGATAAACGTTTTCGGATGTAGCTGCGAAATCGGAGTCCAAAGCCATGTAATAAGGTATCAAGCTCCGCTCAAACTCTGTTACTGCCTCATAGGTCAGTGGATACGCCTGCTTTGTAATTCTAGCAGGAACGTAGTCGACGGTTTCATAATTCGTTTGAGCATCTTGACGGACCAATACACGACGTGGCGTGAACCATTGGAAGTTTTGCATTACACCTTTGTTTTTCCCAAACAAGCGCAAGTGGGCCTCCATCAAAGCCGGGTCCATTATAACGCTAGTCCCGACACATAAGTGGGGTCGCGGCTGCACATAAACCGTAACAGCCTGTCGCCTCAAAATGCTTGATTCGCAGTTGGCAATATCTGCGATGTCAAACATTTCCACATTAGTCGTAATGAGCGTGAAAGCATGGTTAAAGAACACCTTGCCTTTTTCGTCTACATCAGCCTTAATGGCGGGATTCCTAGCGGTATTCACCAGCCTAATGATCATCTGGGCTGGAGACTGACCCTTGTTGTTGAGCTTAAAGTTAGCCAGATCATCCAAGTAATAGCATAGCACATTCGACTTTGCTAGCGTATCGTAAGTATCGCTCTCCTGCAATTGCGCGATCCTATCTCGGGTATGTGGCAATCCATTATAGGCCAACAGTGATTGCATCAATGGGTAAGCCAAAACTGTCTTTCCGCATGCAGTGGGCCCACATAGCGTCACCAAATAATCCAATGGTTTGATACCCTTGGCGCTCAGGTACAGCTCGTATTGCGATCGCACTTCCTGCAGCACCGCAACCTTCTTCATTATCAGCTCCTTTACCATCCCGTTGGTCTTCTTCTTCAACATCCGATCGCCTAGTGCTTCTGTCTTCTTAAGCATCTCCTCAAATTCATCCTCTGTGACACCATGGATCATCTCAAGATTTCCTTGCTTGAGAGCCTTGCCCAGATCCTGAACTGTTAGGAAAGCCTTGTCAAACTTAGGCACATCCAAATCATCATATGCTAACGGAGTCAAACTCTGCTCCGAAAAACATTGAATAATCACCTTGTGCGCTCGACGCAATATTGAAATGAACATATCAATCGCATTGGCTATGGACACACAACCGATGGCTTCAGGCAAATCGAACAGTGCCATATCCCACATCTTGAACTGGAGACGTTCGCGCGAAATGAACTTCAAAGCGATCAATTGTGACATGAACTTGATCACGCGCTGTCCTATTGGCGCATTAATAAGAACTTGTATTATCTCCGTCGCACTCATCCACCATGGCAAATCATCATCATCATCAGCTGCCATCATAGCATTAAAATCATCCAGCGTCTTACTTTCGAGCGTTGGCGTGTTACCAGAGCGGAGGTAGTGCATTACCATGTTCATGTCCAATTCGACCTCAACAACACGGAGTAGTTGAAGGATATGAACTGCGACTCCTGACCATCGTCTTGCCGTCGTTATGCCAAGTACCGCCGCATTGATTTGCAGCAACATTGGACAATGGACAGAATAATCGAGGCCAGATTTCTCCACCGTGGCCAAGAACCCAGCAATAACCAAATGGACAGCTTCTTTGACGTCGTCAGCAATATCGCGTTCTGGCGAAATAACACAATTTGTAGCAACGACTTCCATGCCATCCAACTCTTCCCCACTTTCAAGATAAGCAGGGCTGCCATAAAACTGCCATGGCGTAAAACATTCGTCTGAATACATCGGATCAGCATCAACATGCTGGACTGCACGCTCAACTTTCGACCTCTTCGGACGTGGCACCAGGCCCAACTCTCTCTCTCTTTGGCCTTCCATCGACATCATGTGATGGATGAACCTATGCTCCCAAGAAGTTCCGTCGGCTGTCAACATCCTAATTAGTCCGGCATTCAAAATGTCACGTTCTGCATAGACATTAGGAGCGCGGATTCCAAGGGCTTTACAATACTCTTTCTCGGCCCAAAAGTCCGCGTTCGACTGTTCGACTTGTTCGCGCAGACGTACTCGTTTGTTTCGCCGATAATAGTCGTTTTTCGACCATTGGTCCGTGACATTTGCCAGAACTGCCTGCTTTCGCTGGTAAACGTTGTTGTACGTAAAACCAGGCCGCGGGAGCTCAAGGCGCTGTCCATCGACAAACTCTTCAACCGGTGATGTCGCATACCGTGCCTTCCGCATTGCATTGGGCATGTACCTTTGCGCATCTTGAACGAACTTGGGTTGATTGTCCATTTTATGACCAAACCATTGAACATCGAAACGCCTCTCTTCACGCCTTAGGCATTCATCGTGTTCAAATTCAAAGGCAGTCTTCGCGCACCGCCGTGCGGACCTACTTATCTCGGAATATTTCGGACCACACACATTAGGCTTCTTGCCTTCAAACCTTCCTCCTTGTTTCTTAGAAAGTGCTCCTCCAGCAACTTTCCCGTCTAGCTTACTCCCGTGGGCAGCCTCCAGTTCGACGCAACTGAAGTAGACACGCCTGTCGTCTGAGCCCCCGTGCGCGGGGGGGCCATCCTGATCTTCTCTACTTTCTTTTCCACCATTGTTTCCACCAATGCTCGAGTCAACACTCGACACATTCGGGCTGATCATTTGATCCCCATTTGGGCGCAGCGGAACTCCATCCACGTGCGACACCGTACCCAGGTAAACACCTGGCGTATCCTCCTCAATTGGCACATTCGAGTCAACACTCGACATGGCGGTTTGAAAATCTATTCGCTGAAAATTACTACCGAGAAGTTAGATTGAGACAAACGGCTTCTCAGGCACGTCCATCCGGATAAATCATTTCGGAGGAGTTATTTATCCTCGGCTCGCTATTTGCATAGTACGAACCAACTCCTTGCCAATACTTTGGATCGTCTCCTAGGTGTATGACAACCTAGCTCCAGCAACAAGCTGACGGCGACGGGGTTTCCAATCCCACCTTTTATAAACCGTACAGCGCTTGCAACAGGGCTCCACACAACCGCATGACCACTGCACGCATGTCGATTCCCCCCCCCATATTCCATTTTCATGGGGGGTTTTTCTCGCTTGCTTGGCGACTAACCATAGACGTTAAAACTCGTAAGAGACACTTCTTCCCCTCCCAACGGAGGGACTGCATCTTCGCAAACAATAGTCCTTAAATAACTAGCCGCCCTATGGGCGAAGAGAACAAACATGCGCACATTGAACGTGCAGCATGCACCGAGATAACTACATCTCGTGAAAAATTAAGGCACCTTGTGCCAGGGATTTTATAAACCTGCGGTCTGTGATATACTCCAACAGTGAGTCACAATTTCAGTTCGTGTGATAGAACAGACTTGTGCTTTATGAAATAGGTAAAGCATGGGACGAAAACCTAGATCTGCGTTAGTTTATAGAGCTCCGCATGAACTCTTTCACCAAAACTTTCTGTAACCGATCGACGGCATCGTACTCGTGGTGGCAACATTTTATAGACTTATGTGTCTACACTCACTTCAGCCTAGGGCAGTGCGGCCCATTAATATGATAGGCGTTTATAGTACTACATACGTAATGAAGTAGCCAACCTGTAATCATACCACCTTTTTCCACTGGTAGGTCCAGTCTTTTTGTATTGGGGGGGTCCAATCTTTGTTTACCCAGTTGTGTCTGGGATGTAACATTGGTTGTTACGAAAACCCTGTTCTAGGGAAAGATAACTTTTTTCCTGCGAGCTGTTTTGTCGTCACGGCGAATAAAATCGTTGAATTAGCATCATTTCAACGAACAACAAAACAAATTCTCTCTCTCATGGTACTTTATTTTCTGACGTGTACCAATAATATCTTACGTCTGATGCTACGGATTACGTTCCGTGGACGTAGATGACTTGCAGCACTTCGTACTCGTTGTCACGAGCACGACACATATCAATTCATCCTGGCTGTTGGCAAAACCAG